CACAAAGACACCGTTTCCTAAGCAATAAGGAACCCAGGTAAATGGCTCTTTACCTCAGAGAAAATCTTACTTTCGACGCTGCCCGCATAGTTGTAGAAGGCAGCGAAGAAGGTAAGAACCTCTACATGAAGGGCATCTGCATCCAAGGCGGTGTGAAAAACGCCAACGAGCGTGTGTATCCTGTGAACGAGATCGAGCGTGCGGTGAAAACCTTGAACGAACAGATCACGTCGGGCTACTCAGTGCTGGGGGAAGTAGATCATCCTGATGATTTGAAAGTTAATCTAGACCGTGTAAGCCACATGATCACAGAAATGTGGATGGATGGCCCCAACGGATTTGGTAAACTAAAAATATTGCCCACACCCATGGGCCAGCTGGTAAAAACCATGCTGGAGTCCGGTGTGAAACTCGGAGTTTCAAGCCGCGGTAGCGGAAACGTTAACGAGGCCAATGGACATGTCAGTGACTTTGAAATCGTCACTGTCGATGTTGTTGCCCAACCCAGTGCACCTCACGCATATCCCAAAGCAATTTATGAAGGTCTCATGAACATGAAGTACGGTCATAAAGCTATGGAAATTGCCAAGGACGTTGGTTCGGATAACAAGGTACAGAGATATCTGAAAGAGGAAGTAAGACGCCTCATTCGAGATCTCAAACTATAAGGAGTAAAGCATGCTAGATGCTATTAAACCATTGCTAGACAGCGGCCTTATCAATGAAGATGTTAGTCGCGAACTCAACGAAGCTTGGGAATCTAAACTAACTGAAGCAAAAGAAATGGTCCGAGCAGAACTCCGCGAGGAATTTGCTCAACGTTATGAACACGATAAAGCAGTGATGGTAGAAGCCTTAGATCGTATGGTAACAGAAGGTCTTGCCACCGAAGTTCAACAAGTTCAAGCTGAAAAGCGTGCTCTTGCTGAAGATCGAGTCAAGTTCACCTCCAAAATGAATGAATCAGCCACAAAGTTTAACAACTTCCTGATCACCAAATTGGCAGAAGAGCTTGGCGAATTGCGCTCAGACCGAAAAATGCACACCGAAGGAATGCAAAAGCTAGAAAACTTCGTAGTGCATTCTCTTGCTCGTGAGATTACTGAATTTGCTGCTGACAAGCGTGACCTGGTTGAAACCAAAGTCAAACTTGTGAGTGAAGCACGTAGTAAGCTCACAGCTTTGCAAACACGTTTCGTCAAGGAAAGTGCTGCCAAGTTAAGCGAGAGAGTTGGCCGTCATCTCAAGACTGAACTGACACAACTGCACGAAGACATCAAAGTTGCTCGAGAGAACAATTTTGGTCGCCGTATCTTTGAAGCATACGCTGCGGAATTTGGAGCTACTCACCTCAATGAGAATGCCGAAGTTCGCAAGTTGCACGACCTAGTCGAACACAAAGATGCACAACTGGCGGAAGCCATTAAAATTGCTCGTCAAGCCAAAACACTTGTCGAGTCCAAAGACCGTGAAATACGCATAGTCAAAGAAGGTAATGAGCGTTCACAGCTCATGTCCGACCTACTTGCACCTCTTAACAAAGAGAAACAAGACACCATGCGTGAATTATTGGAAAGCGTACAAACAGCTCGTCTGAAAAACGCATTCGAAAAATATCTACCAGCAGTACTAGCTGAAGGCCGTCAAGCAAAATCCCGTCAGGTGATTGCTGAAAGTGTTTCAGAAGTAACTGGTGATAAAACTGCCCGTAGCCCTGAAGTAGATCGCAGCAATGTGATTGATATCAAGCGCCTGGCAGGGCTCTAAGCATTAATTAAGGAGACTTAAATGTCACAACAACTATTAGAATCCCGCTGGGACGAAACCAGAGAGGCTCTTCTTGAAGGCCTAAAAGGCAACCGCCGTAACAGCATGAGTGTTATTCTTGAAAACACTCGTAGATACTTGAAAGAAAACGCAAGTTCTGGCAGCACTGGCGCCGGTAACATTGCCACACTTAACCGTGTGATTCTGCCTGTTATCCGTCGTGTGATGCCAACAGTTATCGCTAACGAGTTGGTTGGTGTTCAGCCTATGACTGGACCAGTTGGTCAGATTCACACTCTACGTGTGCGTTATGCCAACACCATGAACGATACATCTGCTGCGCAAACAAGCACAGTAGCTGGCGAAGAAGCTCTTAGCCCATTCAAAATTGCACAAGCTTACTCTAGTGCTAGCAGCGTGAGTGCTGGTGTGGTCAACGCAAACCAATCTATCTACACAGGTGCTAATACATCCGTGCTAGAAGGTTCCGGTGGTCGTCAGATCTCCGTGCAAATCTTGAAGCAGGCTGTTGAAGCCAAGACTCGCAAGTTGCAAGCACGTTGGACATTTGAAGCTGCTCAAGATGCACAAGCTATGCATGGTATCGACGTAGAAGCCGAAATCATGGCAGCTTTGGCTCAAGAAATTACAGCTGAAATTGACCAAGAAATCTTGTTGAGCCTACGTAGCCTTGCAGCTACTGAGTTCACATACAACCAAGCTACTGTATCTGGTACTGCTACATTCGTTGGTGACGAACACGCTGCTTTGGCCGTGTTGATCAACCGTGTTGCTAACTTGATCGCTCAGCGTACACGTCGTGGCGCTGGTAACTGGGCTGTGGTTAGCTCTGCTAGCTTGACAGTGTTGCAAAGTGCAACTACTAGTGCTTTTGCACGTACTACAGAAGGTACCTTTGAAGCTCCTACCAACACTAAGTTTGTTGGTACATTGAACGGCGCAATGCGTGTGTTTGTTGACAGCTATGCTGCTGACACAACACCTGTGTTGGTTGGTTACAAAGGTAGTTCAGAGGCTGACGCTCCTGCATTCTACTGCCCATACATTCCATTGATGAGCAGCGGTGTTGTTCTTGACCCAACAACATTCGAACCAGTCGTGAGCTTCATGACTCGTTATGGATACATCGAGTTGACAAACACTGCCAGCAGCTTCGGCAATGCGGGCGACTACGTGGGGGAGATAGCCGTAAGTAATTTGAGTTTCTCGTAAGAGTTACTCAGCGTTACAAACGCAAATCAAAAAAGGGCCGCAAGGCCCTTTTTCATTGACTTCTTTTCTGTAAATGTTATATTAAATAGATGAAATTGCACTCTCCAACTAAATAACAATATGAAACCTTACACCTATCTAATCAAACATCGTCCTTCTGGCAAAGTCTATTACGGATTCCGCTGTGCAAATCGAGTAGAACCACACGAAGACTTGTGGAAGCATTACTTTACCAGCAGCCCTAAAATTCAGCAACTTATAGAAGAAACAGGCGCAGACAGTTTTGATACAGAGATTCGTAGAGTGTTTGAGACCAAAGAACAAGCCGTAGCCTGGGAAACTCGAGTGCTAACTCGATGTAAGGTTCTACATGACGATCGTTGGATCAATCAAAACGTGGCAGGATACATTGTACCTACTGAGGAAAGCAGAAAGAAGATCAGCAACTTCCACAAAAACAAACCAAAAAGTGAAGAGCATAAGGAAAAAATAAGGCAAGGAAATATTGGTAAGAAAAAGCCGCCCCGTAGCGAAGAATACAGAGCATTGATGTCTAAACTTAAATCTGGATCAAACAACCCAATGTACGGCAAAGGTTGTACACCGGAACGAGCAGCAAAAATTGGTGCAGCAAATAAAGGTAAAGTTCCTATCAACAAAGGCCAAGCCATGAGCGAAGAACAAAAACAAAAACTCAGTGAAAAAATGAAAGGTCGTAAAGTTGATCCCGAAGTGTTAGCTCGCAGGGTAGCATCACAAACTGGCCTAAAACGACCCAAGCTGCACTGTGACCATTGTGGTAGAGACATTGCTGCGGGATGGTTTCACCGCCACGGTGCCCGCTGTGCCGCCCTCAAAGTCTAAATCGGTCTCTAGGGCCCATAACTCTGGTGTCATTTGATCCGGGGTTGGGTACTGGTCGTCCCTGCTGATTCACATAAAAACTCACAATGTCTCCCGTGGCAATACTGTCCCAGAGTCGTGACGCACCTTGAGTGTGTGCATCTGT